TGTATACCTCAAAATTAAATAAATAAGTTAGGTGGTAACACTGGGCACAATAGAGCGCATATAAATTTTTAAAGAGCGTACGGGCAGCAAGTCGCTGAATTGGCAACACTGTTAACCAATTAAAAACCCGTGATTCTTATCTGTTTCACTTTATCCACTAAACTGGTGTTCCATACTAGCTATAGTTAGTGATTACATCCTGTAACCTTTTTTAGCATAGTTTTATCCACTACCCCACAAAGTGGCGATAGCTGGTAGCCCGTACAGCATGCACGACCGCAAAAGTGAAACTGATTTTTAAAGAGCTAGTTGCTGAATCAAGCAACTTGTGTCTGTAACCAGGGCTATTCCCTAACCACAAATACATAGTATCAAATCCAGCTAACCCGCGCAAGTCTTTTTATAAATAAAACGTTAAATAGTTACCACAATTAAAAATTCACGGTTATTAGAGTTACCGTGAATTTTTAATAGTTTGCTTGTGGTTGACTAGGTTGGTGCTGTTGTTCACTGCATTGCGTAGGCCGGCAGTCTCATTCGCTACCAATCAACCCCCCTACCCTAATTATTAATGATTATTACTATCATTTACATCCTACCCTATCTCGTGATATTTTTGGATTTTGGAAATGTGTACACGTCTTAACACCTATCGTACACATAGTTGAAACACTTGACCTTGCCCAATCTCACAGATACAATCCTATTCCTCAATAAAGCAGCCGCTAGAACTTGCAAGACAGCTGTTTTACGTCTAACCTGTAGAGGTGGATAGCAGTTTAAGACCTGCCCCATAGCTTAGACGGAGATTTTTGAAAAAGCCGCGCCATTATCGTTGAGGGTATTCCGTCCCCTGTCTTAACTTCGATACTAGCGCGGCTTTTTTAATGGTGAACATAATGCAAAACATCTCCTGCCCTACTATGTCCTCTAATGATATTGCCGACCTCACCGGCAAGCAACACTACCATGTGATCCGAGACATTAAAGATATGCTAACCCAACTGAAGGTCGAGTCAGCACTAGAGGGAGGTAATCCAAATATGGATGGTCTTGATTTTAAAGGGTTTTTCGTAGAAAAGCGTGAGGATAACAGACAAACTAAGGCTATTCATCTAAATCGCTTTTACACTGAAGTCCTTATTACAGGGTACGATGTAGTACGACGCGCGGCAGTGATTAAGAGGTGGCACGATCTTGAGACAGGCGCGGCTTCCTCAGCCAGCCTACCACCTGCCGCGACCCATCACGAAAGCCAAATGAATCTACTGAATGAGATTGGCAGAGCGTTCGACCTGACCGACATGACTAAAGCGGAGCGTATCACCTTGTTGGCTTCCTATGGCAAGGTTGACGTGGCCGACATTCTATCTCCTGTAGCTAAACTATACACCGCGTTAGAGCTGCCAGGTTGTAGCAGACCTACTGATAGCGCTACCGAGGTCGAGATTAAAGCTGAGGAGGAAATATATCACAGCGTCACCAGCCTGCTTAAAATGCACAACATAAGCGTTAGTGCCGGAACTTTTAACCAGCTACTTGGTGAGGCAGGGTACTTAACCAGGAAGTGGGTCGGCACTTACGGATATTGGTCTGTTTCTGAGAAAGGTAAGAAGTTTGGGCGTGACTCTAGTAAAAGTTCTAGTACTACGCCTAGATGGAAAGAAAGTACGTTTCATACCTTACTTAAAGAGCTTGATGTAATCTAACTCAACTTTACTGGCTGTAGGCTTACTGCAGCCTACCACCACAAGGAACTAACAATGAACATAATACCAATGCAAGACGCTCTAGCTTACGCCGTAATAGAGCTATCTTCTGACGAACTGGCTAAAGAGCTGGCAAAGTCCCTACAAGCAAATGTGTCAGCCACTGTTGACCACAACACAGTGGCGATAGACTTCACTGGTAGCAGTAGAGTAGTTACTTATGAGTCACTATGTAGAGCACTAATGGAGTTTGACCCTGAAGCACTACTGATAGACTACTGCAGAAATAGCATCAGAGTCGCCAGACACCCTGAGAAATTAGTAATCACTGTGAGCGCAGACGTTAATACGTGTACAGCCGAGGATGCGGACGAGGTTATAAAGGATCTTGATGAAATTCCGTTCATCAGTATATCTCACCCTAGACGATACTCCGAGGTTCTTACTTATCATGGGAAGGCCCCCATCGCCGTGGCAATAACCCAAGAAGTTAGCGTATTTGATATAGCCAAACACTTTGGCAAGTTTACTGACGGAAACTACTTGGACAAAGATATTAGCGTAAGACTAGATGCTATCGTTTTTAGCCACCAGCCACTAACAGGACACCACTAATGACTACTCCAACACAAGCATACCACGACCTGCTAATAGACATTAGAGACAACGGCTGCACTCAAGCAAACGAAAGAACAGGTAAGAAGTGTACATTTGTGTTAAACAAAACACTCACATACGACCGCTTGCCTTTTGTTGCGACTAAGAAGGTAGCCATAAAATCTGCTGTGGCTGAGATGTTAGGGTACTTGAAAGGGCTGACCTCTGCTGCAGACTTCCGAAAGCTAGGGACTAAGACCTGGGATGCTAACGCCAATACCAACGAAGACTGGCTATCTAACCCTAATAGATCTGGCAAAGACGATATGGGAAGGGTATACGGTGCTCAGGGCAGGTCATGGAGATCTCCTGCTAATAGTGGCTGTGTAATTGAGACGGATCAACTCAAGAAAATAGTACGAAATCTACTAGACCATACTGATGACAGAGGTGAAATCCTTACTTTTTGGAACCCAGGTGAGTTTTCATCAGGCTGCCTAAGACCCTGTATGCACTCCCACCACTTTTCGCTGGCAGGCGATACCTTACACCTGACCAGCACCCAAAGGTCTGCAGATGTACCGCTAGGGCTACCTTTTAATATGATACAGACGTGGTTTCTTCTGACCTACATGGCATGGCTTACAGGGCTTAAAGTTGGGTCTGTTACCCACCACATAGTAAATGCACATATTTATGAGGATCAGTGGGAGGGTGTTCATACTCAGATCGGGCGTATAGTGTCTGGCCTGGAATGTGAGAACTATAATGAGGGTAGGGATTTTATCTTCTTCAAGGCTTCCAACCCTGCTATGCACGGCACTGAGCTTTCATGGGCTATGGAAGAAATCGAAAATGTAACTTTGTTCGACATAGAATTCCCTGAATTGAAAAGCATGAACAAGATAGACTTTCCGTTCACGGTTTGAGTGTTTAGGGTTATCGGCTGTTGAAGAATCTAGCATTTAAACTACTTACTGTTGACGAAACAGTTTATATGCCTTATATTACAGGAGATTGCTTAGGTCAGGGTAGCTCATCCAGGTACGCTATCTTAGCTATGACCCGTGTCCTTGTACGTCGAGCGGGTAGCTTAAAGGCCGTAATGAGTTAGTAGGTGGTACATTGGTGATGCCCTATGTACATAGCTCTGCTGCTAACCGTCCTACCGGATGCAGGGCGCTTTAGTCGTTATACAACCTAAGATGGAGGTGGTCTATCTCGCTGGACAGTAGCGAAACTGATCCTAGCTTACACGCTGTGAAGCGTTTGCTAAACTTTACTATTATGGGTCAGCGGAGGCAGCACTAGGTCAGGTTATCCTGTGACAGAGAATCTTGTCGCAGGAAGTGATTTGTTTCTTTGCCTGATTTGGCGTGGTCGGTTTGAATCCGACATGATCCACTATGCGTCTATAGCTCAATTGGATAGAGCGACGACCTCCTAAGTCGTAGGCTGCAGGTTCGAGTCCTGCTGGGCGCACCATTAGGGCCTGAAGCTTAAGCGGTATAAGCATCCAGCTCATAACTGGAAGATAGATCGGTTCGAGTCCGACGAGGCCCACCAATACTTCCCGCCCACACCCCTTCCTGCTAAACTACTTACAAGTCATGTAGGCGTTCCATGCTCAGGCCAAACAAAGTTATCCTCGCATCTACATAAATGTCTACTCTAATCTAACTACACTATCAACAAGTATCAGGTAACAAATTACAAAGGTTTGTACATCTCAGTAACTAGGAGGGGCTAATGCTCAACATACACAAGATTCCAGCGTCAAAACTACAATGGCCTTTAGAACACTTCAGCAAAGACGAATTCCCTGCAGGCGTGCTGAAGAAGACTAGCTCCAACCTGATTACTAGACTAGCTGAGTTTAGGAAGGCACTAGGCAGGAGTCTCATACCAACCCCTGTGCCAGAGGGTATCGTCCGAACAGATGAGCGATCCTCAGGGTCACAGCATTACGCGGTAGGCAGACTGTCCACAGCAATAGATGTGTTTCTACCTGACACTACTGACGCCAGAGTTGCGTTCATACTAGCCTGTCAGTTCTTCACAGGAGTTGGCATCTACTACGACACCAGCCTTAAGGGCAAGCCACGCGTCATGTTGCACCTGGATATGCGAGAATCCCCGCTTGTCTGGTGCAGGCATAAAGGGGATTACCATTATCCTGTGAATGGAAAGCTAAGCGCCGACAACTTCTTTTACCTGTTAAACAAGGGTACGCCTCAACCATGAACACCCTCTTCACCATAATAATGGCCGTTGGAAAGTACGGTGCTATTGGGATAAACAATATGCTGCCGTGGTCAATGCCTGAAGAGCTGCAACATTACAAGTCAGTTACCAGCGGTAAAATAGTTATTGTAGGCAGGAAAACCTATCAGTCCCTACCCCCTGCAGCACTAAGGGGAAGACGGTATCTGGTGCTGACAACCGGAGAAGTATCCGTGAGGGATGAGGATATGGTGTGTAGCTCGTGGAAGGAAGCACTACTGCTTGCATCTAAGGAATCCAACGGTGAGGTAATGATAGCGGGGGGTGCCAGCCTGTACAAAGAGGCTATTCACTTTGCAGATAACGCAGTGGTGTCCGTAGTAGACACAGACAGGGAGGGCGATACTTATTTTGATGTAAGAGCATTCGACTGCTGGGGCCTTAAAAGGTTGCAAGGTATTAGCTGCCAACAGTCAGGGCTGTACGCAGACGTGTACCACTACACTACAAAAGTAAAGGCATCCACTCCCTGTGTAGGTATATGCTCATGCTCTTTAGGGGATGATATATGCCGTGGCTGCGGAAGAGAGGCAAGAGTGGTTACTGAATGGAATAGCTACCCACCAGCGTTAAAGCGTCTGCTTAATAAGGAGGCCAAGCATGAAAGGGTTTAATCCAATAAAAAGTGCAGGCACAGTAGAGACACCTGAGAGATCTCTGAACAAAAACATAAAAGAGGCAGTGTCCCTAGTAGCCTCCGCTATGCAGAGTGGTATGTTGGACAGCGAGGACATAACCCTGCTAGAGAATGGAGGCATAAGAAAGATTGAGTCCAAGCAGAGTGCGTTCGAGACATTCGAGGACATGCTAGGGATGGCGCAGGCAGTAAAGCTAAAGATTATGGACGGGGACAGGGTACAGGTAGACGATCCTGCTGAGTTGGCTAAGCTGGTAGGCGTGGTAGTTAAACTGATGGAGATGGTACGCAAATCCCTGTCAGAGGCACGTAGAGTTGAGGAGCTAACGGCGTTGGAAACCTCACTGCACAACTGTATGTCTGACATTCAGGATGCCGTGGAGGACAGCCCAGAACTCAGAGGAATAGTGGATTCAGCTATGAAGACCATGCTTAGGAATCTGGAAGACAGGTTGAAGCAGGTACAGGCTAAGTATGAAGAATAGCCAGAAGTTGCCTATACGCCTAGGGTCAGGTACTATTCGGCTAACCCAATAGGAGCCAACCATGAACACAGAAGACCTAACTAAAGCTATTCGATCCAACGTGAAGTCAGTATCGCTATCACATCGACAGAGTGAGGAAATCGTCCGCACTATTTTCACTAACATTAAGGGGGCTGTGGAGACAGGCGAGGACGTAATGATACGTGGACTACTGTCTGTACGCACAGTAGAACGTAAGGCCAGAACGCACCCAACCCCACAAGGCGGAACAGTCTTCAAGCCTGCTCATACACTACCCGTCGTTAAACTCACTCCATCGTTAGTAAAGAAAGCCACTAAAGTAGTGTAATAAAGCCTCCCCTAGGGAGGCTACAACTCAATCCTAGTACCGTCCCAACCGCCTACACCAGTTCCTCTACTTTTATTCATACCTCTAGGCCTAAACGATGCAACATTCGGCGGCATAATAAATCCGTCGCTTGCCCCCTTAGCAATAGCCCCAACAACCATGTAAAGCATAGCGTGCATAAAGTGGTCAGGGTCACCAGACGAAACCTTAATCCATTGTTCTTCAGGCTGGCCGTTGTTGTCTTCTAGGCGGGTAATAACCTTCTTCACGTTAGCTACATTCTTCCTAAGGTCTGCAATCTTACTCTCACTCCACCCCTTAGGCAGGTGGATCTTACCAGCACCCCACAGGTATAAGAGATGGTTGAACATCTTTGTTCGGTAAATCTTTGCAACCCTGTCGTCACTGCTCATAGAGAGCAGGTCTGCGGTGCCGTGGCCGCCGGACACATACTGAGCTTGTAGACCCCAAGAAGCAGCGGACACTTTCATAGCAGCAGTCTGATCAGGTAGTTGGTCAATAACTACGGATCGAGCATTATATTTCTTCTGCGCGTAGGACAGTCTGTCGAATAGTTCAGGCTCAGGGTAGCTGCTGGCAAAGTCGCCAGACATAGGGTCGCCATCAATTGTCTTATACGTCGGACTGAACCTCTCCCATTCATGTATGGTAACTTCCTCAGGCATACCTGACGACCCCATCTTGACTCGACCAACCACCAGATCAGACGTCAAACCAACGTCACACCCGATAGCACAGCCTTGCAGCCTATCACCCTCATGAACATAGATCCTTTCTGCTGAGAACACCGACTTATCATCTATACATTTTAGACTGAAGGCTTGATCACCATCCTCATAGGCCTCCCCAAGCGCGAAGTTTACCCAGTCGCCGTGGCTAAATCCGCCCTTAGCCTTAGACAACAGGCTGGGGATATTATTATACTCGTAAAAGTCATAGGGCTTTGCCTCAAACCCCCTATGATCTAGAACATTAGGGCGCTGAGCCACCCACTCCCTGTCAGTGGATAAAAGCTCTTCGTGGAGTTTTTTACCACAGTGCTGGCATTTTAAGTACGCATTAAGTATATCGTACTTAGGGTCGTCAACATGATCACCTCTGAATTCAGCCACAGGTAAGTCAAATCCAGGGATTACCACGTCATCAAAGAAGTTGGGAGCCTGACGAGTGCCACACCGATTACACTTAACCATGTACCGCATAGCATTGGAGTTCTGTAACAGGCCATCTACCCCGTACCCAGGCAACGTAGGGGTAGAGAATCTATAAAGAACTCCCCTTCTAGAGTCCTCGGAACCTGGTATGTCAAACTTCGTGGCATGGCCGATACGAGACTCGTACTGACCTGCAATCTTCATGTTCATGAAATCATACTCGTCAAGTATGACAGCTTCTGCAGGTGTGGAAATAGCGCCGCCAGTAGAGTCTTGAGTGCCTCCAAGATGTACGAAGCTAGAACCTACCTGCCTCAGCAGTGTGGTTTGAGTAGTCCCTCTACCGTAATTAAGTGCTGGGCAGCTATCAATAATAGGCTTAATCCTGACTGTGCTATTCTTCTCTGCCATCTTGCCAGTAGGCATAACGTAAAGAATGTTAGCCCCCTTCATGCAGGCAGCGAAGGCCACGGCCATTCTGATAGTTGCCTCAGTGGCACCGATCTGCGAGGGCTTAATAATGGATACCCGTGGATGCGGCTCCATCTTGTCTCCACCCATAAACCAAGCCTCTTGAGCTTCATGACCCTTAAGGCTGAACTTCTTGTCCTTGATGAACGTGTTTCTAGTAGCCCACGCCAATGCCCCAGCTAAGCCAAGTCTGGAGTCAATAGCGGTAGCCATTCGATCTAAATACTGTTGATAACGTGATGACAGTGTACTCATCTCATAATCCTACTGTCGTTAAGTGACGGTTACTGGTGGGTTTTATATTCCAATGGTATCATAACCCACATTCATAAACTCTACAGCCGGTAGAACACTATGGCACTAGCCCCAAACACAAAACCAATACAGAGGCCAAAGAGTACGCCTACCAAGGCGCAGTCTCAGGTAGTCGGCCAGAGTACGTCTGCTGGGTCAGAAATAACCAACGATGATCAGCGGTACACGTTCAGGACTGGCCGAGACCTGATAGCCTTGATAAATAGTGGCAACGCTACTGCTGCTGTCAGGACGATGACACGAACGTCAGACTCTACGGTATCCTCTGATGTAAGCACCAAGTCAACTATTGCTAACTCTGGATTCAAGGTAACGGCCTTTAATGCTACTACCCTGGAGTTTGACGCGGATGCCACTATAGCCGCAGGTAACGTCCTAAAGTCACTGGGTCGCGTCTATGACTACACCAAAGGGTTTGTTGCTAAGCCATCCGTGAACGAAGTTCTCCACAGGCTATTGGTTGATGTGCAAATAACAGGCGCTCCAGCCCTAGAGCTAGTAATGGACTCAGACAGGCTGCCATCCTACATCAGCACGATGCCCTATGACTACATCAAGAAGATAGCTAAAACTGATGGCACTTGGTATCCAAGACAAGCACTACCACAGCAGGATGAGATAGATCTTAATTACCCGACCATCTTTATTAGTGAGATGTTACGAGACTCGGGGGCTGCCTACTCGATAAGTCCAATCATACCTGCGCTACCTGACGTGTTTGACCTAAGAACGTTCAAAGACGATATGCAACGAGCGGTAAACCGAGCAGGTCACGGCAGACTTGTAGTGTCACTCGACTATAAGTCAGTGTTCGAGAGTATGCCTGAAGAGGTTAAGTCGGCAGACAAAGAAGTCATCTATGCTGAGATGGAGCGGGTAAGAAATCAAGTGCAGGATGTGGTAGATGAACTTGAGCCACAAGACGCACTGGTCACATGGGACTCTGCTAGTGCAGAAGTGCAGGACGGATCAGGGTCTAGAGCAGATTATAAGCCCCTGCTAGAGACTAAATTAAGCCAGCTAGCCTCTGCATTAAAGTCTAACTCATCCGCACTAGGGTTAAGGATAGAAGGATCTCAATCACTATCTAACACTGAATCACTTATTTACCTTAAGCAATGCGCAGGTATTCAGAAGCCCGTGGAAGACGTAATGACCAGAATGTTGACTTTTGCATGTCGAATTCTAGGAATGGACGTTACAGTAGACTTCAAATTCAAAGACATAAACCTACGCCCAGAGGACGAGCTTGAGGCATTCAAGACTTCCCGCCATAGTCGATACAGAAAAGATTTATCGGATGGGCTGATTACAGATTCGTATTTTTATCACATTACAGAGCTTCCACCACAGCAGACAAGTCTGTCAGGGACTGGTTTTGAGTCTGGAACGACCCAAGGTATACCAGAAACCACTGAAGGCCCACAGGAAGACGCACTTCAACCCGATGCAGACGTGCCGCGACGCGGCGGAGGATCAGATCAATGATAGAACATTCAATTTGGCTAGCGTCTAAGAACGTAGCCCAAGATGTAATTTCGAAGGTAAAGCTAGGCCATGCAAAGTATGTGCCAGATTTTGCCAAGTACAAAGACAACATTAGGTCTTCAGCTTCAGCTAAGTTTGGCAATGACCGAGCGGTTTCAGGCTACATCTCCCAGCGAGCAGGAATCCAAGGCCGCACAGCCGTGATAAATATTCATAACGGTATGGTACACAGAGCTGAGTGGTGGCATGAGTACGTTGGGATTGCATCCTATGAGGCTATCAACCATGCGCTGATGGCAGCATGGCATGATGACTCTATTGACTCTATTCTACTGCATCTAGATACGCCGGGTGGAATGGTGTCTGGCATTGACTCCGTTACAGACCTGATGGCAAAAATTGACAAGCCTATAGTGGCGTATACCGACGGTATTATGGCCTCTGCTGGGTACTGGATAGGATCTAGTGCTGACTTGGTGCTTGGGTCTAGGCTATCCACTATCGGGTCAGTAGGCGCGCTGGTGATCCGACAAGACATTACCAAAATGCTAGCCGACGATGGTATTAAAGTAGAAATTTATCGAGCAGGTGATAACAAAGCTCGAATGAATCCATTTGAGGATATGAGAGAGGAAGATAAGGAAGCCCTGCTAGAAGAATTGGATGAGGCTTACAAAGAGTTTCTTGATCAAATTGCCGTTGGTCGTGCCGGTAAGGTAAGCCGAGTTGGCCTTGAAGAACTGACGGAGCATGGACGAACTTTCTCAGGAAAGACAGCATATATCAAAAAACTGCTGGATGGGGTAGCTTCTTTGCTTGAAGTACTTGAAGAAATGGACGAAAAAATCAATAATAACGATCAAGACCCCATGTCTACGATAGGTTAGGCCTATCAATGGGACATCAAGTAAGAGAAAGGTAGACACTTATGTTACGAAAACGACACGGCCAGGTAGTCTACTTGGCCCCTGCTTCCAGCGAAGGATCAGTTGACGGACTAGGGTCTGTCTTTTCTGATGCGTTTGGCACTCCGAGTCAAGCAGAGGTAGATGCAGTCTCTTCTGTTGACGCTGGTGAGCCTGAAGACACCGATGGCACTACTGACACTGATAGTGGTGAAATAACCAATAGCGAGACAGAAGCTAACAACGCACCTGAAGCTAGTGAGCTTGCTGTCAAGTTAGAAGCTGCCCTTGATGAGAATAAGGCGCTGGCTGGTCAAATTACTGCGCTCACTACGCTAAACGATAAGCTGAATGGTGAAAAGTCTCAGTTGCAGGTAAAGCTAGACGCACAGGCCAACGCCCTTGTACAAGCACAGGAGGCTAATGAGGCGCTTAAGCCAGCAGCCATCCGACAGATTAAAACACTGTCTATCGCGCTAAATCAGCCAGTGGCTGAGGCTCTTGGCGAGAAATCCGCAAAAGAGTTAGGCTCTACATGCGCATCACTTCTCTCTAAGATGAAAGAGTCAGTGCCTGCAGGCCAGCAATCAGTGTCAGTTACTGACCATACGGCAAGCGCAGTTGACGGCCTAACGAGTAAGCAAAAAGTACCAACCGCAGCCGAAAGTGGCCTGTCCGGTATCTAATCAATAGGAGAGCAACATGCTTCCAGTTTTTAGCGATAATACCTCAAACTCTACGTACCCTTCTGATACCGTCATCTTCACAGGCGTGTCAGGTAGTATCGACGTAGGTAAGCCAGTAACACTATCGGACAGCACTACATTCGCGCTGTCCGAGGCAGGGGATGACTTCGACGGTTTTATCTATTCAGTTGATGACATCTTTGATGATGGCACCGTAGTAGGCACCGTAGTACGACAACCTCTGCTGCGGAAAAAGGTGGTTAACGCAGGCGCTACTCAGCTCGACATCAAAGACACAGTTGTGGCAGACGACCAAGTGACCGCAGGTACTGCTGGACTACCACAAGTAAAGGCTGGCACTGGTGGCTGGCGAGTGATTGAACTGTTAGGCGGTACAGGTCTTACAGACGAAGAACTAATTATCGAGAAGGTGTGATCATGAGTTTAGAAACCGTAAAGTTCAAGTACCAAGCTACTGATGGTACTCAGAAAGAAGCAGAGGCAGGCCTTAAGGACTACCAGACTGCGGCTCGGCAAGGTATGAGCCTAAACCAGTTCCTGCAGGCTAAGTACCCTGATGCGGATAAGACTTATGGTACAGCATTCCAGCAGTTTGCGGCAGGCATGGGCTTTAACTTAGACGCCAAAGCTAAGTTTAAGAACAAATCAGCTGATGTACTGGAAGGTAACGCCATTATTGCAGGCTCAGTAACGGCACCGGATGGCCAAGATCGAAGCATTGCAGGCCGATTGTTGATGCCTGAAATTGTCTTGAGTATGCAGGAAATGAGTCTGTTCCAGAACACAGGCCCACTGCGCGACGCTCTTATGAGTAAGATCGCAATGCGTACCAACGTCAGCAGCAAGACCTACTATCGCCCTGTTGTCGATTCTGACACCAACCGTAATTTTGAGCAGCGTAGTATTGGTCAAGGCGCTACTCCTGACCTGTTGGTTAAAATTTCAACGTCAGAACGCGGCTATACAATCCCAACCACTTCTTTCGGTATTGAAATCACCGACGAAGCACTAGCGTCTAGCACTCTAGATCAGATTGGTATGATGCTCCGCTCTGCTCGCCGTAGCATCGACAATAAGTCTGTGTACCGCTGGATTAGCCGTATTGTAAATGGTGACACCTTACATGGAATCTCCGCTCTTACTCCTGTGAATCTGTCTACCTTTGACAGCACTATTACAGGCTCAGAGGTTACACAGACTGCATGGCTTAAGGCGCTAATGGACGGTCAAGAGTACTGGGAAGCCGACACTATGCTGGCGACCAAAGACTCATTCCTGGCGATCCAGAACCGAGGCCAACGCCCTACAGTTTCTGACGACACAGGCCGTGATAATCGACTAAACGCTGGTATGAACTTAATGAACGTGTCTCTGGAAACCATCGACACCATCATGGTTAACCAAGATGCAGCATTAGGTGGTGCAGGCAACTTCCTGCTGTTTGACTCTAACCAGTCTCTAGAATACGCTCAGAACACATCAGCGTCTTATGAAGCCGTAGAACGCTACGTAATGCGTCGTGTAGAACAGATGCGCTTTGATATGGCGGAAGAGATGTTCCGCTTCCGCGATGATGCTATGATGCTTGTAACCCGAGCGTAATCACTAAACCTACCCTAGCAGCTGCTAGGGTAGGGATTTACTATAGGATACCCACATGGCTAAGATTGAAAATGGTAAGGTCGCTATCTATTCGGGTGCCCACCCTATGAACATGGCTAGTGCTTCAGGTGTTATCTTCAAAAAACCAAAAGAAGAGATTACCGCAGCAGAGGTAGCAGCTATTCCTGACGACACCTACGACAGTATGGTTAAGTCAGGTGACATTAAGCTGGCGGATAAGAACCAGAAGCCAAAGCCTGCTGTAAAGGCTGAAGAAAAGGAAGGCGATAAGTAATGGCCTTCCTGGGCACTATCTGCACGGAAGACGACGTTCGACAGGTTTTCGGCTTGGACGATGATGAGCTGACGAATTCAACGATCATCTCTAGGGCGACTCGGGTAGACATAGCAGTTAAGCGAGAAATCCCCGACTACCAGACGATACTCGATAATGAAGGCACAGAGCCGGAACCTTACGCCAAATTTGTCGATTACGTCATTTACACGTCAGCCGATAAGGTATTGCCCGTACTCGCACTAACTCTTGAAGAAAGCACTAAAGATGATTCTGGTGCAGAAGGATCACGGTACAGCGACATAAAAGACTACCTTGGCCGCATCCAGAGCGACATTGATGCCTACCTTCAAGAGTTAAGTGCAGACTTGAACCAAACCGAAACTAGGCCTCTCATGACTGTCATGGGGCGTAGTGTGCCAGCAGTGGACATTGTCACCGGAGAGTAATTGTGAGCAAGAGACTAAGACGTATTCAGAGACGTTACAGGGATACGGCTCTTGAGCAATTGAATCTAGACGACACATGGTCACAATGGTTACCAATCCCTACCGAGACTGCTGAATCAAGCAAGAACCTATTTCACCTGTTTGATGTGGATAGATTCTTATCCATCTACAACAGGCCTGTGCGGCGAAGACAAATGACCCATGAACCAGGAGCTACATTTCCTGACACAGGGGTCATTCGCAACACCGTAGACGGTAGCATATATCTTATAGGTGCCGACAGGACTGACACAGATGGCAGCCTAGCCGTAGAGACTCTAACCACACTGCACCAAGTAGATACAGTGTGTACTATACGTCGTAGACAACTAGCTGACACTGCCACAGAAGACTACCCAGGTTGGCTAGAGTATGTAGCACTGGGAGACTATTACTTCGACACTGAGCTTAGAACTGTAACAGAAGAGTCAGATCAGGCTAGTGAGTTTGTTGGAAAATATTTCACGTTCACAGGATTCTCTGGATTAAGAACCAATGACGTTATCTATTTCCCAGACGGGCTATCTTACATAGTTGAACTACCCTATAAAGACTCTGGGTTCTGGATGGCTAGGATAGCTAGACTGAAAGATACTCGTAAAGACATCAAGATAGTTAAGATTGAGGCAGTAGGCACTACAAGCTCTACGGGATGGAATCCATATGATCCTGATGGTACTTCAGGCTCTACCGCACCAGAAGAGTTCAACGTAACCGCATGGGTAGGGTCGTCTATGTCAGAACCTATGACTGAGATGGTATCCACTAACGAACTACGAGTGTTTATTGACGATTTTGCCATAGGCTTTCCCCCTACCAACTCATATAAACTACTGATTGATGACGTAGAGTGGCAGATTACGGAAGTAAAATACAATTACACGTTTGATCAGTACCGACTAACCTGCCAGAGGGTATAGCATGGGTAGGAACTCTGAGGTATCAAAAAGGATTGCAGAGAAGCTAACAAAGTTACCTTCAATGATGCACGCTGCAGGACTAGAGGAGGCTATCTTCTCCCTACCTGCCGCAACTAAACAAGACTCTGGAAGGGCAGCGTT